CATTTGAATCAGAAGATGAATCCCATTTTGCTGGAGTAATATTTTGTGAATTTTCTGCAAACGCTTAGTATAGTATTAATACTAATCGAATATTAACTTATGGTTAAAGCCATTGAACTTCTCCGCAACAAATTTGGAGTTAGTCAGTTATATCAACATGACGTTGTTAAAGATGGTGAAACTGTCTTAACTGTATATTGGAATCCATTAACAATTGCAGAAAGAGAATCAATTCAGAAAAAAGCAGGAACAAATGATGCTAATGATTTTGCATTAGCTTTGATGATCCAAAAGGCTTTAGATAAAGACAGTAAAAGGTTATTTCAAGATGGTGATAAAGCTGCTTTAAGACGGGAAATTGAAGCTGCTGTTTTACAGGATATACAATTAGCAATGCTTGATTCTGGTGCGGATAAGGAGGTAGAAGAGGCTGAAGCCGAATTGAAAAGCTAGAAGTGATTGGTATTTTTTGTTTTCGTTGGCAAAAGAATTAGGAATGACTGTGTCTGATTTATGCCAAAAATTAACAGTAGAAGAAATGACTGGATGGGTTGCTTATTTTTCTGTCAAAGCCGAAAAAGAAGAAAAAGAAAAGGACAAAGTTCAACGAGGTGCTGCTAGTAGGCTGCAAAGCAGGTAAACTAGGGAGATAGTTTGGGTTGGAGGAAAAATAAGTGGCGAATACTGGTTATACAAGGAATCTTACGTTTACGGTTAATGATAAACAGATAAAAAAAGCAACTGATAGGTTATTTCAAAGTTTAGATAAGATTGAAAAGAAAATAGATCAGGTAGTTGGAAAATACAACAGAGAAGTTCAAGTTACATATTCTGCTTCTGAAAGAGTTGCAAAATCAGTTAATACACAATTAGTAGCTTGGAAAGCAGTTCAACAAACAGCAAAGATTGCTGGTGGTCTTGTTGCGGCTATGTACACAGCCGTTATTGCTGTAAAAGGTGGAGTCGAAGGATTGGTGAAGTGGTGGCAACAGTTAAACGAGACAATAGGCCAGACGTTACAAAGGCAGAGAAAACCTTTAAATGAATTAAACGGATTTGTTTCAAAATTAAGGTCTGAGATGGAGGGCTATCATTCCTCTACTGAGAAAGCTAAAAATACAGCGTTACAACTTGCCAGTGTTCTAAAGGTTCAAGTAAAAGAACAGGCGGCATTAAATAATTTAGTTAATCAAGGTTTAGGCCCAGTTGCTTCAGGTAAAAAAGGAAGTAGAAATAGAGCATTTGGCAGAAGGTATGTCGGAACTCCAGATGAAGAAGCTGCAAAGATGCGAAATCGTGCAATTAACGAAAGAAGATCAAGAGCTATTGATGCACGTTTTTGGAAAGAGAAACTTGCTAATCAAAAAGCAGAAAAAGCTTCTTCAAGAGAATTGTTACGATTAGAAAAGGCACGAACAGCAGCAGTACGGGAACAACTCTCCGCAAAAGTTACACAAACAACTGTATCTAGAACAAGAATGGAATCATTGGGTTTTGGCAAAAATGCCAATCCTCAAGGTGCTTTTGCCAATAGTCGAGGTGCTGGAGGTCGGGTATCAGGCGCAATTAGTAGTGGAATGATTGGTGGAGGTTTCCCATTCCTCTTTGGTCAAGGTGGTTTAAGTGCATTAGGTGGTGGTATTGGTGGTGTTGCAGGAGGAGCTTTAGGTGGAGGCTTTGGTTTTGGTCTTTCTATTGTTGGTACTGCATTAGCTACTGCTGCTCAAGATGCTATTAATTTTCAAAAATCTATTGATGCTGTAAATCGTTCTATACGTTCTACTGGTAGTGAATCTTTTATAACTGCTAAATCTATTAGAACATTAGCTAATAACTTAAATATTACAAAAGAAGAAGCATTAGCAGCGACTAATGCTTTTTCTCAATTTGGAGGAGAATCACGAATAGCTTTGGCTCAAAGTTATGGAAAAGATCCTTCTACTTTTTATGGTTTAGCTGCTGCTAAAGATACCGCAGAAGTATTACAACAAATATCAGAATTAAGGGCGAAGGATAATGCCATTGGTGATAAAAAAGCTAAACAGTTATTAGAAATATTGCGGACAGAAGGAGCTATTGCAACGAAAATTCAATTAAAAACTTTAGCTGATGATAGGGCTGGACAGATAGAAAAGGCAAGGGAAATAACATGGGGCGATAGACGTAAGCAACTTGCAGGAGCTTATGCTCTTTCTAAAAACATAGGTACTGTTTTAGAAGAAGAAAGTGCAAAATTAGCAGATATTAATTCTTATGGGGAAGAAAGAGTTAGAAATTTAGAAAAACAATTTGCAATACAAGATCAAGCTTTTGAAAAAGAAAAAGAATGGCTAAAACAACTTGAAAATGCGACAAAATACGCAGCATTAAAAGCAGAATTAGAAAGTTTATTAGATCCAATGAATCAACTTATAGCGGCTGCGACTGGGATTGGTAATGCGTTCTCTTCTAGTTTTAAAGGAATAGTTAATGGTTCAATGACAGCGCAACAGGCATTAGCAAGCTTGTTCCAGAAAACGGCAGATATGTTCTTAGATATGGCTGCACAAATAATTGCAAAGCAAATACAAATGAAGATATTAGGCATATTCTTCCCAGGAGGACTTGGTTTTAGTGGGGGAGACCCTTATAAAGACATCACAAGTAATCCTTGGGCTACGAGTCAATATAGAGCAGCAGGAGGCCCAGTTAAAGGAGGAGAATCTTATGTTGTTGGAGAAGAAGGCCCAGAAATATTCGTTCCAGGTGCTAGTGGTAACATCGTTCCAAATCACGATTTAGGCAAAGGAGGCGGTACTTCTATTATTGTTAACGTAGATGCTTCTGGTTCGTCAGTCGAAGGAGAGGAACAAGAGGCAAGAGATTTAGGTGATATGTTGGCAGCAGCAATTCAAGCTGAAATCATTAATCAAAAAAGACCAGGAGGATTACTAGCTTAAATCATGGCAACATTTCCATCTATTACTCCAAGTTACGGAATAAGAAAGGCAAGTGCCCCTACCGTAAGACAGGTACAGTTTGGTGATGGCTATATTCAGAGGACAGTTTTCGGCCTAAATCAAAACTTAAAATCTTATTCTCCTAAATGGAACAATATTAGCGAGACAGATGCAGATACAATTTCAGATTTCTTAGATGCAAGAGCTGGTCAAGAATCTTTTGATTGGACTCCTCCAGGCGAAAGTAGTTCATCTAAATTTATATGCCAGTCATGGTCTAAATCTATTTCATATAAAAACAGAGCTACGATCCAAGCAAGTTTTCAAGAAGTAGCGGAGCCTTAAAACATGGCAATTGCTTCTTGGGCTGCTTCAACTGCTTACGCATTAGGAGATGTAAGAAGAGCTGCAACAGCTCAAGTTACAGGTTTATTTTTTAAATGTGTTACTGCTGGAACGAGTGGAGGATCTGAACCTGCTTGGCCTACAGATATAGGAGTTGAAGCAACTGATGGCTCTGTTATTTGGAAGGCAATCAGCAGTGTTTATGCTGATCTTTCCGTCCTTGCTCCTAGTGCAGTCATTGAACTTTATGAATTAAGACTGGATAATACTTTGCATGGAAGTACACATGTCACTCGATGGCATAACGGTTGTAATGCAGCCTTATCTGGAGGAATTGTTTGGGATGGAAATACTTATGCAAGTGTACCTATCAAGGCAGAAGGTTTTGAACAATCGGCTTCAGGAACCTTGCCTAGACCTACTCTGACGCTTGCAAATACAGATGGAATTATTACAGCTCTTCTACTTGATGTTAATGCCGTAACACCACATAACGATTTAACAGGAGCAGAGTTTAGGAGGATTAGGACACTTAAAAGATATTTAGATGGAGAAGCAACGGCTGATCCAAATGCTCAATGGCCTGTTGAAATTTGGTATATAGATAGAAAGTCTAATGAAAACAGAGATCTTGTCAGTTTCGAGCTGGCCTCAAAATTCGACTTAGCAGGACATTTTGTCCCTAAGAGGCAATTAATTGCAAATGTCTGTCAGTGGGGTTACAGAAGCTCCGAATGTAGTTATACAGGTAGTAATTATTGGGATGTTGATAATAATCCGACAGGTTCAATTGCAACTGATCGTTGTGGAAAGACTGTAAAAAGTTGCAAACTTAGGTTTGGCGAAAACGGTGAATTACCTTTTGGATCGTTCCCTAGTGCGGGTAAAGTAAGATGAATATAAATGAAGAGACAAAGGCTAAAGCATTAGTTCACGCAAAAGAAGAGTCTCCTAGAGAAAGTGTTGGTCTTGCTCATATTGTAAAAGGTCGGGAAAGATATTTTCCTTGTAAGAATCAAGCAGAAGAACCTGAACTTCATTTTTGTCTTGACCCGTCCGATTATTTAAAATGTGAACAACAAGGTGAAATTGTAGCAGTAATACATAGCCACCCAACGGCAAAACCAACCCCTAGCGAGGCGGATAAAGTTGCTTGTGAAAGGAATAATTTACCTTGGTTTATTGTTAATCCCAATACTGAAGAATGGGGATATTACGAACCATCAGGATTCAAGCTTCCTTATGTGGGTCGTCAATGGGCGCATGGAATTATTGATTGTTATACGCTTTGGAAAGACTGGTATAAAGGAGAATTAAATATTGAAATGAGTGAATACAATAGGCAAGATGATTGGTGGCATAAAGGAGAAAATCTTTATCTTGATAATTTTAAAAATGAAGGGATGAGAGAAGTAAAAATTGAAGATGTTCAATATGGGGATATTCTTCTGATGAATATAGAAAGTCCCGTTCCAAATCATGCAGCGATCTATTTAGGCGAAAACATTATTCTTCACCACGTCACTAACCGTTTATCAAGTCGTGATGTTTATAAGAGGGGAGGCTATTATTATAAGATGACCGCAAAGGTGTTAAGACATGAAAGTCGTTAAGGTCTATGGGGCTTTAAAAGAAAGACTAGGAGGTCAAGGAACCTTTGAACTTGATGTCTTTAGTGCGGCCGAAGCAATAAAAGCTTTATGTGCAAATTTTGTTGGTCTTGATAAATGGTTTCTTGATAGTGGTAATGATGGAATTGGTTTCCAGGTCTTATTAGGAAAGACTGAAGTAGGAGAAGATAATTGTGAAAATCTTTTATATCCTTGGAGCGAAAAGGAAGTTTTTCATATAACTCCTGTTGTTACGGGAGCTATAAAAATAGGTAGAGCGTTTAGAAGATTTATTACAGGAGCAATAATTGTTGGTCTTGCAATGTGGACAGGTGGTATTAGTCTCGGTTTTTCTAGTACAACTTTCCTTACAACTGCTGGAACTTGGGCTGCTGCTAAGTGGTATATCAAAGCCGCAGTACTTTTAGGAACATCTCTTATGTTAAGTGGCATCTCTGAGATGCTAACTCCTGTTCCACAAGCTCCACCTGAAGCAAGAAAATTACAAAGTTTTTCTTTTAGCGGCATCCAACAAACATCATCCCAAGGAGGAGCAGTCCCGATTGTTTATGGAAAATGTTTTGTTGGAAGTTCTGTCCTAAGCGTTGGTCTAGATACGGATAACGTATGACTGAAACTACTCCAAAATTGAATATTGTTGGTTCTGGTGGAGGAAAGAATAAGAGCAAACAACATATTCCTACAGAGGCAGATGACACCCTTCAAAGTTTTCAACGGGTCGAAGTGATTGATCTGCTTTGTGAGGGGCCAATTGAAGGAATTGTTGATACAGAAAAAAATATTTATCTAGATGGAACTCCTATAAAGAGCAGTAACGGAAGTTCTAATTTTGAAGGTTATTCTGTTACAACAAGAACAGGTACTCAAGATCAATCTTATATTAATCGTTCAGCAGGAAGTCAAAGAGAGACGAATGTAAATCTTGAAGTATTAAATTCAACTCCACGTATAAGACAAATAACGGATACAACAACAGACAGAGTAAGAGTTACATTAAGCCTTCCAGCACTGCAATTAGTAGAAGATGACGGTGATATTGTTGGAACTTCTGTTCATGCAAGAATCCAACTTCAATACAATGGCGGTGGTTATAATACAGTTCACGAATGTCATTTTAACGGTAAAAGTAGCAATGCCTATCAACGTGATTACATGATCACGTTAAATGGTGCTTTCCCTGTTGATATTAAAGTTTTAAGAGTTACGGCAGATAACTCAACCAGTAGAATTGCAACTAAGACTTTTTGGGCAAGTTATACAGAAATTATTGATGATAAATTTAGATACCCAAACTCTGCCCTATGTTATCTGAGGTTTGATTCTAGAAATTTCGGTGGAATACCACAAAGAAGATATTTGGTTAAAGGATTAAAAATATCTATTCCTTCTAATGCTTCAGTCGACGCAAACACAGGAAGGCTTACTTATTCGGGCATTTGGAACGGTACTTTTGCTGCTGCTCAATGGTGTGCTGATCCTGCTTGGGCGTTATGGGATCTTATGACAAACACCCGCTACGGAGCATCCATTCCAGAAGCTTCTTTAGATAAATGGGATTTCTATACAGTTTCAAAATATTGTAACGAGCTTGTTCCTGATGGGAAAGGTGGAAACGAAGCACGTTTCTCTATTAATTTATATCTTCCTTCAAGGTTAGAAGTCTTTGATGCCATTAATGAACTTTCTTCTGTTTTTAGAGGAATTAGTTATTACGGAGCTGGATCATTAATTCTTAATCAAGACAGTCCATCGGATAGTCAATATACTTTAAATCCTTCAAATGTTTTGGATGGAGTATTTAATTATAGTGGGTCTTCTCAGAAAGCTAGACATACAACAGCTACAGTTGCATGGCAAGATTACGATCTATTAGGCGAAGTTCAACATGAATATGTAGAAGATGCTGATGGAATCAGTAATTACGGAATTATTAATAAAACAACAAAAGCTGTCGGATGTTATTCACAAGGACAAGCTCATAGATTTGGAGAATGGTTGTTACTTAGTGAACAAAATTTAACTGAAACAGTCAGCTTTGGAGTCGCATTTGATAGTGGAATTGTTTTATCTCCTGGGATGGTAATTGACATTGCCGATCCTGTCAAAAGTGGAAAAAGAAGAGGTGGAAGGATTTCTTCTGTTACATCTACAACTGTTTTTACTGTTGATAGTGATACAGATTTTGATTCAATAGATTTAGCAAATAACCCTGTTTGTTCTGTTCTTTTACCTTCTGGCTTAATAGAAAAGAAAGATATTCTGTCTATTAGTGGAACAACAATTACCTTATCGGAATCATTGTCAGAAACACCTCAAGTTCAAGGCGTTTGGATGATAGAAACAGATGATATTAAATATCAACAATTTAGAGTTTTAAATGTAACGGAAGCTGATGAAAGTACTTATGGAGTTACAGCTCTTATTTATAACAGTAGTATTTACGATGCTGTGGATCGTGATCAAGAACTTTCCGTCCCTGATATTAGTAATTTAAGTGCTATTCCTTCTGCTGTTACAAACGTCTCTGGTGTCGAACATTTATATCAAGATGGTCAAAGTATTAAAACAGCCTTTGAATTAGATTGGTCTGCTTCTGATCAAACAACGGGTTATAGAGTTAACTATCAGTTAAATAATAATAATTGGGTTTCTGTTACAACTACTGATTCTTCTCTTCGTATTGAAAGATTAAAGGTAGGAACATTAAAAACAGAAATTCAAGCAACAAACCATTTAGGTTTTTCTAGTCCTTTTGCAACAAATACTTTTAACTTATTAGGAAAAACAGCAGTTCCAGAAGATGTTGCTGGTCTGACTTTTGAA